TGGATCGCCGATCGTTCCGGTCGTACCTTCAAGCGTCTGAATGAGCTGTTCGCCATGACCGGTCAGGTCGGCTTCCTTGCAATGGAGCGTCTTGACGGCAAGCTCATCCTGCCGGAGGCAGTCAAGACGCTCAAGGTCAAGTCCGGCTCGTGATCACGCTTCACGAAACCAAAAACTACCTTCGAGTCGACCACTGCGAGGACGACAAGCTCATCCTCTCTCTGATCGACACGGCAAAACGGCTCGTGCAGGACGTTGGCAGAATGGACGATGCGGCACTTGCGGTCAATGAGGAAACCACCCGGCAGGCTATGCTGTATACTGTTTCTTACCTCTACGAGAACCGCAACGGCGCTGACTACCACAAGCTGACACTCACGCTCCGTTCGCTGTTGTTTGCGCAGCGGGAAGGGGTGATCTGATGGAGATCGGAACGCTCAATCAACGGATCGCCTTCCTCGAACACAGCACGAAGGTGGACGGCATCGGCAATCACAAAGCCCGGTGGGAGGAGGCTTTCTCCTGCTGGGCTGCCGTGTCCGTAAAGACATCGACGGAAACGACCGAGGCAGGTGTCACCAAAGAGGTCACCTCGCTGGAATTTACTGTCCGGCAGACACCCGATACCCGGAGGATCAATACCACCACGCACAAGCTGCGCTTCCGTGGTCTGGTGTACGACATCAATGGTGTGCTGCCAAATTACAAGTCGCTAGACTATATGAAGATCACGGCGGGTACACGAAAGGCTGGTGAGCAGGATGACTTCGATTGACGATATGGCGGAGGAGATCATGCGAGGACTGACGGAATACGCCGACCTTGCCGATTCCGCCATGAAGAAGGCTGTCAAGAAGACAGCGACCGAGGTCAAGAAGCAGATCGCAGCGACCGCACCCTCCGACACCGGAGCGTATGCGAAGAGCTGGGCGACCAAAACTGTCAGCGAGAACAGCCACACGCTGGCGATCACGGTACACAGCAAGAACCGCTACCAGCTTGCGCACCTGCTGGAAAAAGGTCATGCCAAGCGTGGCGGCGGACGTGTGTCCGGCAAGCCGCATATCGCGCCTGCGGAAGCGCACGGCGAGGAAATGCTCACGCAGCTTATCGAGGAGGCGCTGTCATGACCTATGAAGAAATCAATGAAATGATGCAGGAGATCGGGATGCCGTTTGCCTATCATCATTTTGCCGAGGGCGAGTCTCCGCAACCGCCCTTTGTTATTTTTCTCTCACCCGGCGAGGATACCTTCGGCGCGGATAACCTGATGTATCACAGCTTCAAGCAACTCGATATTGAACTGTATACGGATGAAAAGTCGCCCGAAACAGAAAGCCGTGTGGAGGAAGTGCTGACGCAGCACAATATTTATTACACGAAAACCGAAAGCTGGATCGAGAGCGAAAAGCTCTACGAGGTGCTTTACGAAATGGAGGTATAACAATGGCACTGAAGAAGAACAAGGTCAAGTTTGGTCTGAACAAGGTGCATTGGGCAAAGATCACGGCGTGGTCGGAAGACGGTGTTCCGACCTTCGCAACGCCCGTGCGCCTGCCCGGTGCGGTCTCCCTGAGCATCGATGCCAACGGCGAGAACGACAACTTCTACGCTGACAACACGGTGTACTACGTCATCAACAACAACGCAGGCTACGAGGGCGTTCTGGAGGTGGCGCTCATCACCACCGAATTCGTAACGGCGATCCTCGGCGAGGTGCTGAACAGCAAGGGCGTTCTGGTCGAGAGCAACGATGCAGAGACCTCGCAGTTTGCGCTCCTCTTTGAATTTGACGGAGACAAGAACCACATCCGCCATGTGCTGTACTGCTGCTCTGCTTCCCGCCCTGCGACCGAAGGTCAGACCACCGAGGAGAGCAAGGAGGTCAAGACCGAAACGCTGTCGCTCAAGGCATCGGCGCTCCCGTCCGGTCTGGTCAAGTCCAAGACCTGCGAGTCTACGGACGAGACCACCTACAACAACTGGTACAGCGCTGTCTATATCCCGACAGTTCCCAACCAGACGAACGGCACGGCAAGTACGACCAGATCCACCAAGACGGCGGCAACTGACTAAGGAGGTACAGCATGGCTATCAAGAAGAATATCACGGTCGACGGCATCGAGGTTCCGTTCAAGGCGAGTGCGGCTGTGCCTCGCCTTTACCGCATCAAGTTCCGCAGGGACATCTACAAGGACTTCGCATCGCTCCAGACCTCCGTGCAGGAGGGCGACGAGGATGCATACACGCTCGACATCGAGAGCCTTGAGGTGTTCGAGAACATCGCCTACATCATGGCGAAGCACGCAGATCCGGAGGGTGTGCCGGACAACCCCGACGAGTGGCTCGAAGCGTTCAACACGTTCTCCATCTACGAGGTGCTGCCGCAGCTCATCGAGCTGTGGGGACTCAACGTGGAGACGCAGGCAGAGTCTAAAAAAAACATCGCAAAACTGACCGCCCGATGACAACACCGTTGTTTCTCCTAAGATGCAAACAGCTCGGTCTGACATTGACCGAGCTGGACTTGCTGACGATCGGAATCATCAATGATATGTTCACGGAGCGTGAAAACGACGATTTTGACGGCTGGCACGAGGTGGCTGGGCAGGCGGACTTTGATGCGTTCTGATGGGAGGTGAAACCGCATGGCAAACAGAATCAAGGGCATCACGGTCGAGATTGGCGGCGATACCACCAAGCTGTCGAAGGCGCTGGAAGGTGTCAATAAGAACATCAAGAACACGCAGACGCAGCTCAAGGACGTGGAGAAGCTCCTCAAGCTTGATCCTTCCAATACGGAACTGCTCTCGCAGAAGCATAAGCTCCTCGCCGATGCGGTGACGGCTACCAAAGAAAAGCTTGAAACCCTGAAAACCGCTGCGGCGCAGGCGAATGAAGCCCTCGCCCGTGGCGACATCAATCAGGAGCAGTACGATGCGCTCCAGCGTGAGATCATCGAGACGGAACAGGAGCTTCAAAACCTCCAGCGTGAGGCGGAGGCTTCCAGCACGGCGCTTGCCAAGCTCGGTCAGGCTGGTGAAATGCTCGAAAACGCAGGCGGTAAGATCGCCGATGTGGGCAAGACACTCACCACCCATGTGACCGTTCCCATTGCGGCAGCGGGTACAGCGGCGGTCAAGACTGCTGCGGATTTCGACGCCGCCATGAGCAAGGTCGCTGCTGTATCCGGTGCGACCGGTGAAGATCTGGACGCACTGCGTGACAAAGCCCGTGAAATGGGCGCAAAGACCAAGTTCTCCGCTTCCGAAGCCGCCGATGCCATGAACTACATGGCGATGGCGGGCTGGAAAACCGGCGATATGCTGGACGGCATCGAGGGCATCATGAACCTCGCTGCCGCTTCCGGCGAGGACTTGGCGACTACTTCGGATATTGTAACTGACGCATTGACCGCTTTCGGCTTAACTGCTGCCGACAGCGGTCATTTTGCTGATGTTCTGGCAGCGGCATCGTCCAATGCGAACACGAACGTCAGTATGATGGGTGAGACATTCAAATACTGTGCGCCTGTTGCGGGTGCGCTCGGTTTCTCCTGTGAAGATACGGCGCAAGCGATCGGTCTGATGGCGAACAGCGGCATCAAGTCCACGCAGGCAGGTACGGCGCTGCGTACCATCATGAATACACTCGCTGGCGATGTGAAGATCTGCGGCGATGCCATTGGCACGGTCGAGATCGCAACCACGAACGCTGACGGCAGTATGCGTGAGCTGAATGACATTCTGGCGGACTGCCGTACTGCCTTCTCGCAGCTTTCCGAGTCTGAACAGGCAAATGCTGCGAAGGCGCTGGTCGGCAAGAACGCCATGTCCGGCTTCCTTGCGCTCATGAACGCTGCGCCCGCCGACATTGAAAAGCTGGAGGGTGCGATCAGCACCTGTTCTGATACCGTGGATGGGTACAACGGTGTCACGGAAAAGATGGCTGCCGTGATGCAGGATAATCTCAGCGGTCAGATCACCATTCTGAAATCCCAGCTACAGGAGCTTGCTATCTCTTTCGGTGAAATTCTGATGCCTGCGATTCGGGCGATCGTTTCCCGCATTCAGGGACTGATCGACAAGTTCAACGCCATGTCGCCCGCCACGAAGGAGACCATTGTCAAGGTCGCTCTGGTGGCGGCGGCACTGGGTCCACTTCTGGTCGTGGTCGGCAAAACAATGGTCGGTGTCGGCAAGCTGATGCAGCTCATCGCCAATCTGCCCACGATCATTGCAGGCGCAAAGGCGGCATTCGCTTCCTTCGGCGGGGCGATCAGTGGCATTGCGGGTCCTGTCCTTGCGGTCGTGGCGGTCATTGCCGTTGTGGTCGCTGCCATCAAGCATTTGTGGGACACGAACGAGGAGTTCCGGCAGAACGTGACGGCGATCTGGGAGCAGATCAAGAGCATTTTCTCCGGCTTCTGTCAGGGCATTGTTGACCGCATCAATGCGCTGGGCTTCGATTTCAAAAACATCACCGAGGTCATCAAGGCTGTATGGGACGGACTCTGCAAGTTCCTGAAAACGATCTTTGAGGGGCAGTTCCAGCAGATCGCAAATATCTTCAAAGCCGTGACAGACATTATCCTGAGTATTCTGGATATTTTCGTCGGCATCTTCACCGGCGACTGGAGCAGAGTGTGGGACGGCATCAAGGGCATCTTTGCTGCTGTATGGAATTTCATCAAGGATACGCTTAAAAATGCGCTGAATATGATCTGCGGTATTTTCGGCACCGGCCTTGGTGAAGTGAAGGAATTCTGGG